ATTACCTTACGCGTATGCGTATATAGAGTCATAACTTTGTGCCTATTTACGCATGAAATATCTATCCCTTAGGGTACATATACGAGCGCCTACCTGTAAACCAGCGCTACATATGTAGGTACTGGTTTCAACAGGTCGTATTAGGCGCTATTATCATTCGTTACGCATAAGTATACGCTTACCCATACTGAGAATAGATAACTAAAATATATGTTAAAAGATGTTTAAGGTAAGCCTGCGACCTTGCTCAATGGGCGCAGGTTAACACACCTAATTACAGACGTGAGCTTGATGTTATCGCGCAATTAGCCTTAATTTCTTGCCATCTCTATAAAGAGCATGCTTAATTAGGTTTATAATATGTTAACTATAATTTGTTATTAGGTCTTACTGCCTGTTGGCTAAAGCCTAGGTCTTACTGCCTATGATATGGAATGAGTAAAAAGAAAGAGAATTGATAACTAATCCATGTTCGTAGACATGTAATCTCTAGTTATCTGGTGTTAGGTCTATAATGACCGATTTCGTGTTTATCTTAAGACCATTTGCGGTAGCAAATGTTCTAAGAGACTCGAAACCTGCCTTATCTACAGTACGATAACCCGAAACTTTCTCAAGTTTCAAGCTACCTGATGCTACCAATTTGTCTATAATAGACTCACTGGCAACTTGTACCTTAATTTCAGGCATAACAGGTGAGATTTCTGTAGCAGTGACTAGATTAAAACCGTACCTAGAAGCAAGCTTCTGAAGTAAGGATTTATCTGCCTTGCTGATGTTGTTACCCATCAATATAATAACCTTGCCTACTAATATATAAGGACTTCCTTTTGTAATTACCTATATTATAATAGTAATATACCTTAGCGTACCGTAATCGCCCACTAAGTACAGTACGGTACGGTACTGACCTAGGTGAACATAGCGAAAATCCTATTTTAAGGAATTGAGGGGATACAGATTCCTTCCTAAACACGAAGGGAATTGGAGCCTTATTTCGTTTCTTTTTTCTTCTTAGAATTCTTTAAGTTGACAAACCATCTTCTTATTGTGTACTTGCGGACATAGCTTGCAATAACGTACCAAATTGATATCTGTAACATTCCGAAAAATTCACCACTCTGAATCACATCTATATAAAAAGGGAGGATAGCATAGTTAAGCATAGTGGCAATAGCACAACCGATAGCAACGTCAAATGTTACCTCCAACGCAGAGCGTAGTTTGCTGTCCTTCTTCTTGTTAGATCCTCTAAGGAAATCCAGTGTAAACATGCTCATCAAGTTCATAATAAAGATAGGTTATATAAATGTTACGTGGATTAAGGTTTCTTCTCTTCGACTCTATCATCGTTATGAGCCTTATAAGTAAGACCAGATTGAGCGAGTGTACCCTGCAGTCTAAACAAACAGCGCTCCAAACCCCTCTTGGAGTGTTCGCCTATGAATTTCTTACAGGCAATACATACAATCTTTTCTATCTGTTTGTTACCGAACACTATCCATTCCCTCAACGTTTTATACCTGATCGTTCGTGAAAATTAGAACAGCATTTGCATTTATTCTTAATACATTCTTCCTCTAGTCTGCAACTACACATCCCACAATCGCAACCTATGTATATGGTCTTTGCACCTATATCCCCCTCGCCTGTTATCTTAAAGCCCTCAAATTTCATTATAATCCCCTAATACATCATCCTCTGGAAATGGATTTTTCTTAACTGGTTTTATCCTTTTTATTATCTTTATACGATTGCCTTTATTTGCCTTGTGGCTTATTCTCTCTATTGGCTTTTCAATCATCTTGTTAAATTTCTTCATCATCCCTTCTGTTCCAGACTCACGACAGCATGGATCATATTTCTGACAGTTAGGAAACATTGATTGAACAGGAGCTATAATATCATCATCAGGAAGATCATGTGTATTTTTACTTGCGACAGGTTTCTTATTCCAGATATCAGGTGAATCAGGCTTCTTATTCCAAGGTTCAGATATCATATCACTCAACACCTCTTCATATGTATTGAGATACACAGGCTTATCTTTCATTATCCAAAATGCGTATAGATGTCAGAATGTCCAGCGTATATATAGAGAACATACGTTATCCATCCGATACCTATTATCGCTCCTCCTATTAGATATTTCTTCTTGTTTACTTTACCCATTCGTTATCACACTCATCGCACCAATATATCTTTTTCACATATAAACCTTTTGCCTGAACTATAAAGTCTGATTTACACTTTGGACATTTCATCTGCAAGCATCCCTCGTCATTAACCAATCTTCCCATAAAGCGTCAGCGTTTTCTCCATAGCATTCTTCACATAGTCCAATGTTCTTATACATATTATGCAGATGGTCAATCTCTGCATCACAGTGTTCACACTGCAATATATCTCGCCTTTGAGTTTGTTCTTTGTCTAGCCTTGTTATAGTAAGGACTTCTGCACTTTCTGTTTGCACAACTCTTAGGATGTTCATACATGCTTACCCACTGATTGCCACATCTGTTACAGTTATGTGTATAGTATTTCTCAAATATCATTTGTCATACCACCATATAGTTATAGAATGAGCGCCATCCAAGTCAGGGTTTACATCTATATGTATATCAGGATCATCTTCTAAGAATTTCCTTACCAAATCAACATTGTACTTCATTCCATTAATACCCCTAAAAGTTCTTTTTCCAATTTTAATCTGTTCTCTCTTGACTGTACACTTAGAAGCTTGGCATATAAATGTTTTTTCCTTTGTTCCCTTTCGTTCCATGTGTGGAACTCTGCCTTAATGTCATCTTCAGCCTCCTGTTCTATCTTCTCGTCTATCATATTATTCATTGTTAATCGCCTTACCTCCATTATGTACTCCACAATCTAAAATAATACATACGCAATGTGAGTCGTATAATACGTTTCCTGACCTTTTCATTTCAAGACACGACTTACACAGTTTCATTTTTTCCTCCATAGCCAATTCTATATGCTCTTTTCTTATGGTTTAACCTAGGTAAAATAGATAAAACTCCATGACAGCAAGGACATCTTGAACCATTGTTACCCCATCCTTCGCCTTTTTTTATCCATAAAATACACTGTCTGCAATGCGAATGTGTAAAGAAAGGCATTCTTTGTGGTCTTTTCTTATACTGTGTCATTACATCACATATGTTTTTACATCCTTTCATATGTTGTCCTCCAGTACACTCGTATCATAATTATGAAGTTTTCCTTTCAATTTCTTTATTTCCTCTTTATCTTCCTTTCCATATATATGCTTAGCATCAGACCAATACCAATATAACAATAACCCTATTCCCACAGGCAAGCAAACCATAAGGAAGAAGATTCCGAAACAGAAGGTCATTCTGTCTCTCATTGGTTCTCCCTCGGTGTAATCATGGTTGATATGCAAACAATACTTAATATAAACGTTTGAAAATTCGGCTGCTGCGCAGCCAGTTTATTCGTCTTCATCTGGTAGGTTAAGTAAGTCGTCTTCAGCCTTCTGCTCTTGCAAAAACGTCAACTTCCAAAACACACGCCTGTCTCCCACTGGTATCTTTTCGGGTTTATCTCTTGCGAATTTAAATTCAAACCACTTCATAAGTATTAGATAGTCAGTATGATCCAATTCTGTTCCCATATTTTAACTTAACACATAGAGTATTTAAAGAAATTGCCTAGCTGGTTAGCTTAAGACCAGCCCTCCCTTTCGCAGTTGTGCTACTAAGGTATGCAAACTCACACTACTAGGCAGATAACAATATTTATATGCAAATATATGTTTTGTTATTTATGGTAGACTTTAAGATAAAGAAGGAAAAAGTAGCAGAAAAATGTACATGTGATGCTGAAAACCGAGATATTTACTGTAAAGGACACGCATAACAAAAACATTACAAATCCTGACAAACTTTATTAAGGCGTATAATATAAGAAAATCATGGGTTTTACAGATACCATAAAAGGCTTTTTTGGTAAATCTAACGATATATCAAAGGCATATACTGAGTCTACATCAAGACCAAGCATAGCACAACCATATATGAGTACCGATACTGGTGCTAAATTACCTATATTTCCATTCCCACTCATAATGATTTATGAGTTAGCAGATAACATTGATGCCTTAAGGATACCTATTGAAACACTTAATAGGGAGATGTTTAAGAACGGATTCGAGATTGTTGAGAGATTTAAGTATAAATGCGCAAATTGCTCTAAGGAGTTCAAATATAAACCAATACAGGAAAAGGAACTAAAGGCAAGAAATGCAGTCGAGGCGCAAGGCACGATAGCGCAGGAAGAACAGATGGAGAGCGAAACAACGTCAGACGCACAGGCAGGAGACAAGCTACAATGTGATACATGTGGAAGTAATGATTTGCAGAGACCTATACCAGAACACAGAAAGATATTAGAAAAACTAATAGAACAGCCTGTAAACGGAAACAACCAAACTATAGAAGACGTAGCAAGAATGCTTGAAAGAGATTTGGAAATAGCAGACAATGCTTACATGTTACTTTTGAAGAATTACAACTTGGATGATACTACAGGTGATATTAATTGGGATAACACAGAGATAAAAGAATGTTTAAGAATAGATCCACCACAGGTTGCAATGATTGCAGACAGTGATGGTAGGATAGGTTATGACGATAAAAGAAACAAGGTTTATGTTTGCCCTAGATTTGAACATAGGGATAGAAGACTAACAACAGATAGATGTGAAAGATGTGGTGCAGAAGCATTAAAAGCAATAATGGAAGTAAACTCTGTATATTCTATAGGTATACCACAGCCAAAAAGAGTTGTTTATGGTGAGGGTGAGGTAATTTGGAGAGCTGGTAAGTATAGACCTGCATTAATTTACGGTTACTCACCAATTTATTCAGTTTGGTCAAAAGCAATGTCTTTGAGCCACATGGATGAATATATTAGAAAGTATTTCGATAAGATGAGACCCCCAAGGGGTATGTTAGTAATTGCCTCGCGTAATTACGAAACATTCAGAAAATCATGGGATTTATTAGAGCAGAAA